AATCTTTTATAGGGCTTGTTCGCCCCTCCACCGCAAGTGCGGAAACCGGTCCTGTTAACTAACAGGTTAGGTCGCTAGTGTGTAGACAGAAATACGTTTACAACCTTTTGTCCCCGGTAAAAACTGCACCGGAGTCCCATCCTTCAGGAACCGCGTGCCTAGTGATTCATAAAAACTAGGCATGCGATCGGGGTCCTGGCTGTTTAGCCAAGCCCTCATCTCACGATCCTGAATAAAGGAAGATTCCAGAACACCATCCTCAACCGTCTCCTCCCGGAGATAAATTGAGTAAGCGGGCAGGAGTCTATCACCCGGGACTCGACAGCGAAATTCTCGCTTAGAGTAAACCCAAGTGTCAAAGATTGCGCCTCCATAACCATGCGTTTTGTGTTTTTTATGCACATTGCGCACCCAATCTCCTAAGATGTAACCAGGAGATGTGATTAGGTGGCCGTCCCCATACCCGTCAGGGCCGAGGACAACCAGGTGGTCGGGAATCATCCGAAGGATAGATTCCGCAAAGTCAAAAGCCCCCTGTCGCACGTAAAAGTTGTGCAAACGAAAGAGGCCGTGACCAGATAGAGGCCCCGTAATAAAAAGCGGGCGTATATCTATTCCCGAAATCCAGTCAGTTCCGCAAGATTCGCGAAACTTTCCAGTCCAGAACGACTTCTGCATGTTTATGCTGAAGCCCAGGTGCGTTAAAACCTGTATGACATCTTCTACGTATTTCGTAGGACAAATGATGTCATCCCCGTAGACGCTAACCGTACTGCCTTTTGGACAGCAGGAAGACGTGAGAGCCCAGAATATTAGGGTCTCAAGCGGGAACGTAAAACCGTTCCCCATCGACGAGAATTTCTCTAAACGGAACACCCGTCCCTTGTACTCAACTGTGCTAGTTCTGCACAGAGTGAGCAAGGATAGCCAATCCGGAGGTAGCAGTTCAGCTACCAATGAATCAGCTATTGTGTCGGATGCACTGGACAGGTCCAGGGTTGCTAAAGCCCCGGTGACCGAACCCTCTCGCGCCAGTTGTTGATTTCTGGTTTGATCACGGATGTCGATCCCTATCAGTCTAAGACGCTTAGCAATGACATCGCCGATCCCAAGCTGACAGATACTATTCAGCCAGGGTTCAACGACAATGCCGCGATGCGTCTTTGCCGACTTCGGAACGAAGCTCAGTCTACCGTGGTGGACTTCACAGTCTACCATGTAGAGCCCCTCACTATTCTGCGTTTCCCAACGCTCAGTATAGAGAGGCATCCCATCCAAAACGTTTCCGAGGATAGGAAGGAGATCTTCGCTACATGCAGGCTTTTGCGAGAGTTTAACCTTCGCACAAGCTGCTCTTTTTTGTATCTGTGTGGTCGCGCCTGGCCCGAAACGGAGCCTGAGCTCGTCCAAACTTGGGCAATCCCCGAGAACTTCCGCAACTTTATGCCGGGCTGCCAATAGGGCAGCTTCGACTTTCGGGTAGAATTGGAACCTACCCTCTGCGTAGAGCCGGAGATCACGGTTTGTACGTGCACAAGTGCGTTCGGTTTCCATGAACTTTTCGAAGGCTACGAGCTCTTTGTCGATCCCCAGGTCCAAGTCCACTCTCTTGCGAAAGAAAGCAGTGACTTGTCCTAGGTGATAGGCATCAAGCGGGAGTAGTCCCGAAACATCAAGATCATGGTTGCACAGAGCAGGAAAATCACCGTTAACAATACAATTAACGAGATATTCCCTGTCTGGAAGGTGACCAACCTCCCCAAGGTGCCTGAGCGCGAGATCTGAAAGGATCTCATTAGTTGCCTCCGTACTTAGCAACCCGTCCCACGTCGAGATTATCGACATTTGATTCTCCTTTATTGGAAGACTGTGGACTGATCGCAGACCCGATTAGGTCGGCATAATCAGCTGTGAAACGGCTTCATCAAACGGACCAGAAGTAGCAGCCGGGATCGTAACGATCACGTTGTTACTGTAGTTCGTAAGAAGTTGCTTTGCAAGTCGGCGAGATGTGATCGTGCTTCGCGGATGGGAATAACTAACCCATTCGTTGGCATCTTCGAACGCCACTTTCGGGGCGGCCGTGTAGCCAAAAGCATTCACACCAGAGACCGATTCCATCACTGGAACCACAAAGCGCGTACGCGTCTCAACCACTCCTGACTTCAGAACCCGCTGGCGTTTTTCGCAGCGGATTTGAGCCACCACTGGCAACGAGGCAATCTGTTCACGCCAGACAGCGAGAACAGTACCGTCGGTCTGTTTCCCTACGGAAACAGGAACCAGCGTGTGGGTAATAGGAGTAGCGGCGCCGTCAAAGACGACGATATTGGCAATACTTGCCATAGTTTTCCCTTTAGAGAGACCTATAGGTTGGGAACCTAGAGGGGGTTGTGGATTAACGAATACGCCGGCTAAGCCAAGAATCTGCGGCCGCTAGCGTCTCGTCGGGAGTTTTTCTTCCGACGGTAGTCAGAAGTGCAACACCATTCAGGCAGTGCTCCCAACTGAATGTCTTGCCGAACCCTTTAAACTCGGGTCTGGGGACATCTAGGGAAGAAGTAACTTGCCTGTCGACGGTTACCTCACGGTAATAATCGTCGATGCCAGTCAAAGGCCACGCTGCGATAATCGCAGTGTAGTTGTAACTTCCTGTCTCAGGCGTAAAGCCTAAACCAGCCCCGGTTTTTACATCGGTTCTGGTTATGCAGAAAGTTCCTTTGAGTGTACTTGCTATCCCTCGCGCTTGTAGGTAGTCCCCAATAGGGACCGCCCAGTCTGCGACAAAACTAAGAGGAGTTTTCTCCCATAGTATTTGCTCTGGATTGAGCAGGGATTGCAAGACTGCATTATGGGGAGGTTCGTCCAAATAAGCGATAATCTGCTTCTTGGTCTCCCAACTTGCGCTGGCGTAGTGTATTGAGCTGACCCCATTAATATTGGGGGAACATTCCTTTTGAACAGTACGACGTGCAGATACCTTGAAGCTAACAGGCGCATGAAGCATATGAGCGAGCCATTCGGCTCCCTCTTTCATGTCCTGCAGCAATGGTCTGATGCCATACTGTATCTCTAGGATCGACGTGCTTAAAGCATAGTCGACACGAAACTTCCGTTTGGAGTTTCGCTGTTCATATCGTGCCAATACACGGGAGGCTTCTCGTAGGTTTCCCTTTTTTGCATAAGAGATTACTCGGGCAACACGCACTGCCAGGTCTCCAATGAGACCAAGTGTTTGGTTCAACTCGGCTAAGAAAATACCGGGGTTGAAGTCCGAGCCGTAGACGCGTTCCTGGAGCTTGGCGATGAGTTTAATGTCATCGTTAGCACCCCAAGGGTTAGCGCCACCTAGCATAAAAGCGGGTTGTGCACCAGACCAAGGAATAATTCTGTCGTGGTAATACTGCCACACAGCTCCTTGGACAGTGCCGTAGACACCGCTCTTAATGAGAAGTGCATTCATAGAGTACGTATGAGGAATCTCCCTTCTCAGGGATAAGACCCTCTTTCTATACGTCCTTCCGTTGACCGGATTCCTCCTTATTACAAAGGTATAATCTGTAGGCGGCCTATCGGCCCCTGTCCAGTTTTTCCTGTAATAATACCCATAGCTCGCGCTGGGGTTGTCAACTGTTGGGTACGGCGTTGTGCCGTCTCTAAGGATGCTTCCAGTTGTCATGGTGTTACTCGATTAGTTGAAAGGCTAGTCCGTTTTACAGACGAACCCCTGAACTACAGGTAAGCTGCGTTTAGCAGACCTCCTGGGCCCCATAAAAGGCCAAAAGAAGGGATACCTTTTTGCTGCATATCCGATAGTGGGTTGGATATGTTAAGCAGAGG